TGCAAACGCATATGCTAGTAAGATTTGTGCGGGTAAAATAAAAGATCCTTCGGGTGTAAAAAGAAAAGACTGGGGTCCTAAAAAAGCTAAATTAGGTGTTATGGTCGATCATGCCAAAATTCATCGTCCAGTAATGGAGACAGAAACTCCAGCAGAATACAAAAAAAGATCAGAGTATTTTGGTAGTCATATAAAATCTACACTAGCTGATGACTCATACGTGTCTAATAAATCATATGAAGATTATTATGGTGACCTACTCAAATGAGTCTAGATAAATGGTTTAAAGAAAAATGGGTGGATATAGGTGCACCTAAAAAAGAAGGAAAGTACCAAGAATGTGGAAGAAAATCAGCCAGTGGTTCAAAAGGAAGAAAGTATCCAAAATGTGTACCACTTGCAAAAGCCACACGGATGACAAAGTCAGAAAAGGCGAGTGCTGTCGCACGAAAGCGCCAAGCGTCCAACAGTGGCCCTAAACCAGATAATGTTAAGACAATGGCATCTAAGGGTGCATTTACTAAACTATATTATGGTGGTATGATAGATTTATAAAAGGAGTAATGTAATGAAAAAAGATAAAGAACTTTCACCTAAACAGAAAAAACTAGCTGCAGTGGCTGAGCCTAAAGATAAAATTACAGGCGCAGATTTTAAAAAAATGAAAAAAGCAAAAGCTGGCGGTTTAATGGGTGGCGGACATAAAAATTACAAAATGTCTGGCAGAATATAATTTTAGGATCATGACATGGCTACATCTGGGACTACAAGTTTTAATATTACGATTGATGAAACAATCGAAGAAGCCTACGAAAGATGTGGCGTAAGAACTAATTCTGGTCACGATATTAAATCAGCAAGAAGAAGTTTAAATCTTTTATTTTCAGAATGGGGTAACAGAGGTATTAACCTTTGGAAAGTAAAGTCACGAACTGAAACTTTAGTTAATGGACAAGCAACATACACTACACCTAATGATTGTAGTGATGTATTAGAAATGGTTGTAACTACGACAGGGGGTACACAACAATCTTTAACTAAAATTTCTAGATCTGAATACATTGCAATTCCAAATAAATCTGATTCAGGAACACCTTCTCAGTATTATGTTAATAGACAAATTGCACCAACTATAACTTTATATTTAGCTCCAGATACTTCTGCAGTTACAAATGTTTTTTATTATTACATTGCTAGAATTGAAGATGCAGGAGCTTATTCAAACACAACGGATATGCCTTACAGATTTTATCCATGCATGGTTTCAGGTTTAGCATTTTATTTATCACAAAAAATTGCACCTGATAGAATACAAGCATTAAAATTATTATACGAAGATGAATTAAAAAGAGCGTTAGAAGAAGATGGACAAAGAACTTCTGTTTACATCACACCTAATGTTTACTTTCCACAGGGGTCATAATGGCATACGCTAAAGGAAGATTCGCACAATCCATATCAGATAGATCAGGACAAGCTTTTCCATATAAAGAAATGGTAAAAGAATGGAATGGTTCATGGGTGCATACTTCAGAGTTTGAAGCTAAACATCCACAATTAGATCCTAGACCTAAAAAAGCTGATCCTATCGCTTTATGGAATGCTAGACCACAAAGAGCTGCACCAGTAACCGTGTACCTTGATCCACAATATTGGGATGGTCAATTTACTTCAAATGGAATGCAACCCTCAACTTCACCTCTTGAAGAAAATAATAAGAGACAGGTTGGAACTAGAGTAGGAAATGTTACAATAACAATTACATAATATGACTTACGCAGAACTTGTACAAAAAATTAGAGATTATACAGAAGTTGATTCAAATGTATTAACGTCTACTATTGTTAACGGTTTTATTAGAGATGCTGAATTTAGAATATTTAGAGAAGTAGATGCTGATTATGCTAGAAAATATGCTACCTCTAATTTTACTAGTGGTAACAGATATGTCACTTTACCAGATACGCAAATTATCAGATCTGTGCAGGTGATTAATGGTTCCGATAGAACTTTTTTAGATAAAAGAGATACTAGTTTTATTTCAGAGTATAATAATGGTGGAACAACAGGATTGCCTAAATATTGGGCTAATTGGGATGCAAATAGTATTGTTGTAGCTCCAACACCTAATTCCGCATATGTAATTCAACTTAATTACATTGTAACTCCCCCTGCTTTGACTACTACAAATCAAACTACAGAATTATCTAATAAAGCGCCTGATTTAATTTTATATGCTTGTTTAGTTGAAGCTTATGGTTACTTAAAAGGACCTGCCGATATGTACAACTTATATCAAAACAGGTATAATGAAGCTATTCAATCTTATGCTTTAGAACAAATGGGCAGAAGAAGAAGAGACGAATTTGTGGATGGAGTACCAAGGGTTAAAATACCTTCACCTTCACCCAATAATTAAATATAAGGAGTAATAACATGGCAATATCACAAGCAGTAACAAATTCTTTTAAAAAAGAGTTATTAGACGGAGTACATGATTTAGATACAGGTGGAAACACTTTTAAATTAGCACTTTATACATCAGTTGCAAATTTATCCGCAGCGACAACTTCATACACAACAGGAAGCGAAGTGGCACCATCGGGACAATATACAGCTGGTGGCGGAGTATTAACTGGTCAACAAACTTCTGTTGCATCAGGCGTAGCGATCGTTGATTTTAATGATTTATCATTTACAGGGGTAACATTAACAGCGAGAGGTGCAGTAATTTATAACGACACAGTAGCTGGTGATCCATCAGTTTGTGTTTTGGATTTTGGTGGTGATAAAACTGCAACATCAGGAACATTTACTATCCAATTCCCTGACTTTACGACATCTGCTGCAATTTTAAGAATATCATAAAGGAGTTTAAATGGCTTTGGTTGTTAATGATAGAGTAAAAGAAACCTCTACCACTACTGGTACGGTAACTTTTACACTTGCAGGAGCAGTATCTGGTTTTGAAACTTTTTCATCTGCAATTGGAAATACAAACACAACGTATTACTCAATTGTAAACTCAAACGGTGAATTTGAAGTAGGACTTGGAACTGTTGGTGCAGGTACTTTATCAAGAGACACAATTATATCATCATCTAATAGTGATGCTAAAGTAAACTTTTCTGCAGGAACTAAAAATGTATTTTGTACATTACCAGCATCCAAAGCCGTTATCCTTGATTCAAGTGGAAACATTGTTGCAAACAATGGGTCTAACTTAACAAATTTAAATGCAGATAATTTAGCAACTGGAACAGTAGCTAATGCAAGACTTGATGCAGAACTTGCTGCAATTGGAGGATTAACTTCAGCAGCAGATAAAGGTATTCAATTTACAGGTTCAGGCACTGCAGGAACTTTTGATTTAACAACTGCAGGTAAAGCATTATTAGATGATGCGGATGCTGCAGCACAAAGAACGACATTAGGACTAGGATCAATTGCAGAATTAAACACAGTTACATTAACGACAGATACTACTGGAGACTATGTAGCAACTATTACTGCAGGAGAAGGTATCACAGGAGCAGCTTCTGGCGAAGGGTCTACTCCAACTTTAGCAGTAGATCTAAATGAATTAACAACTTCTACAGCTGATGCTGATGGTGATTTTTTCGCAGTTGTAGATTCAGTAGGTGCTCAAAAGAAATTAACTAAAGGCAACATAGCTATTTCAGGGTTTAATAATGACAGTGGATTTATTGATGGATCTTCTTTAAATGCTTCTAACTTATCTTCAGGAACGGTTCCTGATGCAAGGTTTCCAGCGACTTTACCAGCAATCAGTGGAGCAAATTTAACTAATTTAGATGCTTCGGATTTAGCAAGTGGAACGGTTCCTAATGATAGATTAAGTGCTATTCCAAACACAGCTTTAGCTAATGATTCAATTACAATCAACGGAACCCCAACTGCTTTAGGTGGCTCTATTAACGTTGGTGATATTACAGGAGTTACAGCGGGAAATGGTTTAACAGGTGGTGGAGCTTCTGGAGATGTAACATTAAATGTTGGAGCAGGTGCTCTTATTGATGTCACAGCAGATGCGATTGATGTTGATTTATCCGAACTTACAACTTCCACTTCAGATGCAGACGGAGATTTTTTTGTTGTAGTAGACTCCGTAAATGCTCAAAAGAAATTAACAAAAGCAAATATTAATATTTCAGGATTTAATAATGACTCTGGATTTACTACAAATACAGGTACTGTAACTTCAGTTACGGGTGGAAATGGATTAACAGGATCTGTTACAACATCTGGATCACTAGCCGTTGGTGCGGGGACTGGTATTGACGTTGCAGCAGACTCTATTTCTGTTGATGTATCTGACTTCATGACCAATGGTTCAAACAACAGAGTTGTTACTGCAACTGGCACTGATGGTATGAATGCAGAAGCAAATATGACATTTGATGGATCTACTTTAGCAGTAACAGGTGCTATCACAGCCACAGGAGATATTACAGCTTTTAACACTTCTGATAGAAATTTAAAACAAAATATTGTAAACATTGATAATTCTTTAGATAAGGTTTCTAAATTAAATGGTGTTTACTATAACTGGACAAAAGAAGCTTTAGAAAAAAATGCACATCTAAAAGATGAAAAAGAAGTTGGGGTAATTGCACAAGATGTAGAAGCAGTTTTACCTGAACTTGTTGCAACAAGAGAAGATGGATCTAAAGCAGTTCGATATGAAAGACTTTGTGCAGTATTAATTGAATCTGTAAAAGAACTTAAAAAAGAAATAGAAGAACTTAAAAAAGGAGCCTAATTTATGGCTCTAGGAGTTAGTGCATATTCAGAGACACCTTTTGGTGCAGAAGCTTCGGATGTAATTGCTTACCCAAGTGGAATAGCTTTAACTTCTCAAATTGAAAATTCAACTGCACAGGCGAATGCAGACGTTAATGTTACAGGAGAAAGTTTAACAAGTGCTGTAGATACAGCTAATGGAAGCTCTGTTGTTGATGTATCTTTAACAGGAAATTCATTAACTTTTGCAGTTGGTGATGAAGAATCTTTTACCGATATTACAGTTGAAGTTACTTCAGCGGGTAATTTAACTGTTACAAATATTACAACTTACGAAGACACTTTAACAGCTTTTGCTGAGGCACCTTTTGCTTCAGAAAGTCCAAGCACTATTGCACCTGAAAATGTTATTGTAACAGCTAATGCTGATATCATACCTGCAACAAACTTATTAACGACCACTATAGGTAATGAAGATACAGACGCAGATGCTAATGTTTCTGTTACTGGAATTAATTTAACACCATCTGCAGGTGACGTTGAAGCTTTCCCTCTAACTGAAGTTCCTACTACAGGAGTTAGTTTAACATTCCAAATTGGAAATGAGATTGCTAGAGCAAACGCGGATGTTCCTGTAACAGGAATTGCTTTAAATACCTTTATTGGAAACGAAGACACGGATGCAGATGCTGATGTTGCTGTTACTGGAATTAATTTAAATTCTGTAGCGGGAGATGTAAGTTTAACAGGTACAGGAAACGTTTCTGTTACAGGAATTCAATTAACGACAGCAGTGGGTGACGTAGACCATAATTCAACGTACACTGTATCAGGTGTAGAATTATCAACCGCTGTAGGTCAAGCAACCGCAGATGATGCAAGTGCTGAAACCACAGGTGTTTCAATGTCAACGGCATCGGGTTCTGTACTCATTACCGCTTGGAGTGAAATAAATCCTGGGGTTAATAATAAATGGACTGAGGTTGATAGAGCAGCTTAATAAGGATATAATTAAATTATGCCATCAAGTTATTCAGAATTAGGTTTAGAGTTAATGGTCACAGGGGAAAACTCTGGGACATGGGGCGATAAAACCAACACAAATTTAAATTTAGTCCAACAAGCAATTGCTGGATATCAAGAAGTATCTATTGCAGGAGTAGCTCAAACAACTCCTCTTGCTATGACGGATGCTACTTTATCTAATGCAAGAAATGCTGTTATAAAATTTACAGGAACAATTACAGGCAATCAAATTGTAACAATTCCTGATTCAATTGAAAAAACTTATATTTTAATAAATGGAACAACAGGAGCTTTTACAGTTCAATTTAAAACTGTTTCAGGAACAGGCTTTACATTTGGAACTACAGAAAAAAATGCAGCTATAGTCTATTCTGATGGAAC